TCGGTGGAACAATAACTTATGCTCAGTGGAATCATTTTGCTGCTGTTAGAATTGCAGGAACTCTTACACTTTATATAAATGGTGTAAGTGTTGGCAGCAAGGCTGATTCATACAGTTATGCAGGTCAGGCTACTAGAATATTTGGACCAAACGGCGGTACTGCTGGTTTTTATATGACTAATATAAGAATTATAAATGGCACTGGTGTTTATACTGGTAATTTTACACCACCAGGAAATCCATTGACTGCAAGTACTAATACTGCACTGTTACTAAACTCACCTACTATACCTTCGGCCAATTCTTTTTTAGATGGCAGCACAAATAATGTCACTTTAACAAAAACAGGCACAGTAAATACGATATTTCAAACACCGCTTAATCCAAATGGATACTATGATTATTATTTTAACAATGCTGGTCCAGATTATATAATGGCACCAACCAATGCGTCATATAATTTAACAAGCGGAGATTGGACTATTGAATGTTGGGTATATGGGTTAGGCATAGGTGCTGCACAATTTGGAATTGTCACTGTCACAGATACTACTAATGCAGGAACAAATGGAACGGCAATCTTTTTAGATACCAGCAACAGAATAGGTTTCTTTGTAAACGGTAGTGCTGGTACCGTAACATACTCAGGTAATAATATTATTCTTTCAAATATTTGGTATCATGTTGCACTTGTTCGTAGTGGAAGCACAAATACTTTATATGTTAACGGTGTATCTGTTGCAACAAATTCAGTTACTCCAACAAATTCTACCACACCGCCAGTTGGTATTGGTAGATTATATAATGATAACACAACTTTAACGTGGAGTGGTTATATCTCTAATTTACGAATAGTAAAAGGCACAGCAGTATATACCTCTGGTCCGTTTACGCCACCATCTTCTCGACTTACTGCAATACCCAATACTGTATTATTAACTTGTCAATCTAATAGAATTGTAGATAATAGTACAATTGCAGCTACACTAACCCGAACTGGAGGTTCAGCAGTAACTTCAAATATTATACCATTTTCTTCGTATATATATAGTGGTTCGAACGTAGCTGTACAACGAGTAAACTCTACTGGTACGCTACAAATTACTGGTATATTTGATGAAGTTACAATTAATGGTGGCAGCGTTGCACAAAGAATAAATCCTAATGGCAATTTGCAAGTATCTGGTGTATTTGATGAGTATAATAAACCAGTTTAAGGCTACCTAAATATAGTGTGGAATAATTATGGCAAAACTGTTAGACGGCACACGCATTTATGGTAACGCAACGATTGATAGCAACCTTGTTATCAATGGTGGTTATGCAGCAACTAGTACTACAACAGGCAGTTTGCAGTTAACGGGTGGCGCTGGTATTACTGGTAACTTATATGTTGGCGGTAACTTATCTATCGCTGGTAATACAACGTTTGTTAATACATCAACTATAACAACGACTGACACGATTGCCGCACCCACTATTAATGCTGGCACGATAGGTAATACTGGTGCTACATTAACAGGAACTCTATCAACTGCAGCGCAAACTAATATTACAAGTGTTGGTGCATTAACAAGTTTAACGCTGAGTGGTGCTATAAACGGACAGACAATTAATGGTACATCAATTCTTGGCACAACTATTGGTAATACGGCAAGTGCTATTAATGGTAACATTCACACTGGTAGTGCAATTTATGCTGGTACTATTGGCAACACTGGTGCAACATTAACAGGAACCCTTTCAACTGCAGCACAAACAAATATTACTTCTGTAGGAATTCTAACTGGACTTACTGTAAGTGGAACTACTAACTTACAAGGTACAACCAATGGTGCTACAATTAATGCTACTACTGTACAAGGCGGAACTATTGGTAATAGCGGTGCTACATTAACAGGAACACTATCAATCGCAGCACAAACTAACATTACAAGTGTTGGAACTTTAACTGGACTTACTGTTAGTGGAACTACTAATCTACAAGGCACTACAAATGGTGCTATAATTAATGCTACTACTGTACAAGGTGGAACTATTGGTAACAGTGGTGCAACATTAACTGGTACCCTATCAACTGCAGCACAAAATAATATTACAAGTGTTGGTGCATTAACTAGTTTAACTATGGCAGGTGCTATAAATGGACAAACCATTAATGGTACTTCAATTCTTGGCACAACTATTGGCAACTCAAGTAGTGCTGGTACATTTAGCACAATAACAAGTTCTACTCATACACCAAGCAGTAATAATGCTGTTACGTTAGGAAGTGCAAGTGCTTATTGGAGCACCTGTTATGCTGTAACATTTACTGGTACATCAACCACGGCAAAGTACGCCGACTTGGCCGAAATGTATCATGCGGATGATTATTATACACCTGGCACTGTTATGATATTTGGTGGAGACCTTGATGTTACGGTTTCAACCCAATCTCATGATACCTCGGTTGCGGGTGTAGTATCCACCAATCCTGCTTATCTTATGAATGATAATTTTGAACATGATAATTGGTTACCAATTGCACTAACAGGTCGTGTTCCTTGTTTAGTACGTGGGCCAGTAAATAAAGGAACTCTACTTGTTAGTAGTGATCAAAAAGGTATCGCATGTGCAATGGACAAATCACTATACGAGCCAGGTTGTATTATAGGTAAGAGCATGGATATCATATTAGATGATAGCATAGTAAAAATTGAAATAGCAGTAGGAAGATTCTAATGGGAAATATATACGCAGCACAATATCGTCGTGATTATAACGGTGAAACTATCTCTTATGTAGAAGATGCCGTACAAAAAAGTATATTTGTAACATCACGTAATTTACCATACGATATTCCTGTAAAATCTGCAGTGGTTCTTGGAAATGGCGTTAGTAGAAATAGTCCAGAAATTAAATTGCTTATAGATGCAAATAATCGTCGTGTGGCTGAAGGATATAAACTTACATATGCTTGCAATGCTGCATATCGTGATACACCAGCAGATTATTATGTAATTAAAAATAACATATTTTTCGCTGACATGGACACTGAACTTTATAATAAAATTTTTGTAACAAATGATTCATGGCTAGTATATAAAGAAACTAATTTGCTACCGCATTGTTATCATATGGATGCAGGCAGTAGTGCTGCATACTTGGCTGCGTTTGACGGTGCAGAAAAAGTATTTCTATTTGGGTTTGATGGAACTGATGGTGAAACAAGCGAAAATATCTATGCTAATACTTTTGGATATGATAATCCAGAACTAATTGAAGATTTTGATAAATTTAATGCTTTTCTTTATAATGTTGTTAAAGCATTTGGTAATACTAAATTTTATCGTGTGCGAAATCACTTAACTAATCACTTTAATTCAATATTAAAAACACTACCAAATTACATTGAAGTAAGTGTTCGAGATGCCGTTATTTTAGGTGATTTCTAAAATATTTTGAATTGTTTGAAGTTTATCTTTAATAACTTGGCTATTGAGTGAATTATATAAACCAGGATGTAGTGGTTTAGGAGTATTGGTTAAATCACACCAAGCATATCCCTTGTGTTCGCTACTTAATTCTGGTATAAATTCTGTTTTCACGAGAATTACAAACGTATGATAATTGAAGTGACCATCGGGTGAAGAGAACAATTCAAGTGGAATAGTTTTTATAATCTCTGGAACAAAACCAATTTCTTCAGCAATTTCTCTCGTTAAACCTTGATACAAAGTTTCATTCTGTTCAAGTTGTCCGCCGACTAGTCCCCAAGTGTCGCTATATGTATCTTGATCACGTAACAAAAATAAACAACGTCCGCTCTTTGCACTTAAGAAAAGCGCACCTGCGGCTGTTAAATCACGATTGACCATAGACCTTCTTGGTATAGACCTTCCCAACTTTTTTGCCATTGATTTCCATTCCATGCATATTGAATACTACTAAAAGTGTTGGTGACATAACTAGCATTACTAATTGAGTTTGGACGATATGCCACAAACCATGAATTGCCATTATATTGTATAATATCATTTGGCATTGCGGTAGTAATGCTACTATTTGCATTTTGCCACGCTACTGCACCATTTCCTAAACTCGCACCACCCATATTATTAACAATCAAATATCGCTGACCTGTGCTGGCTGCTGGCAATCCAACGCCTGGTCCATTTGCTTGTGGGTCCACAATCGCATTCACGCTTGGTAATATATTGGTTGGTACTGTAGCTGGATCAACTGTAAATTTAAGATTGTTTGGATTGGTGGGATCATACGCAACTGTTCCTGTAACTAATCTATCTGTTACGGTATCAGTAAGATAAAGCATGCTATAGTTGTTTGCTATTTCACCAAAACTATGAATAACTGGTGCCCAGGGTATAGCATTGCCTAAAGTAGTTGGTATTGATAGTGAATTATTGTTTAATTCTGGACCATGATTTGGAAATAACGTAACATTTCCGTTATTAACTAATGCTTGATATCCAGTAGGTGTAAAATATTGACGATTGCCAAGGTTATTAGTTTGGTCAATAAGTGCTTGACTTGGGTTTCCTAATGCATCATATACGTTAGCAACAACACTTTGAATAATACCGAGACGCAATAATTTTGCTGGTGTGGTGATCCAAATTGGTAATTCAAACGTAAAAGTAGCAACATCAATTGGATCATCACTGCCTACAGGAATATTTCTTGTAGTCCAATTAGTATCGGTTAAAAGAATATAACTTAAACTAGTCCAATCTAGGTAATTGTCAGTGCTTTGTATTTCCATATCTGGATTAAATTGCGCACTTATTTGTTCCCATAATTGTAGCTTTTGATCAAAGTTACTTGTCCATATTTCCATATTAACAGTTAATCTATATGGTGCTGGCATAAGACGATTCACAGTAAAATTTTGACCTTGATTGGAACTTACATTTCCTGTTAATGGGTCTTTGGCACGCGAACGTACTGAAATATTATCTATGTGATGCGGTTCTTGCATACGATTACGATCATAATCTACTTTTGTAATATACACGACCATTGCTGGAACAGCATTGATACTATTGTCACTATTTTGGCGCATGATAGCAGCAACTTGTCGGTTGGTATCGGCATAACGACATGGCACACGATATAATACACTATTGCCATTTATGTCTTTGCCAAATTCAACATACATATCACTGAATATGCGAACAAACTGATTCATAAATCTGCGTATTTGTTTATCGTAGAAAAATTGACCCACAAGTTTATCCTAGTTTATCTGGTGTTAGCTTCAATAAATTGCTTAGCGTTTGGCTACTTGCAACAGTTGCTCCATTAGTTAGTTTAACTGTTGCTGTGTTGTTAATAAATGAACCAAGTTGTGTATTAGTATTTGCACCTGTAATGTTGGCACGATTGACATCTTGGATGGCAACCCATTTACCGCCATCATATCTAAACAATCTGTTTGGCATATAATCCGTGCGTAGAACATATTGACCTACTTCTGGATTCAGCGGAAATGCTGAATCAACTGTTACTGGTAATCCATTTGGTGGCACACCATCGGCAGTGAGATAACCGTTAATAGCAACAATCGGACTAATACCATCGGCTGTTGGTAATATATAAAGACTATTAGTGCTATAACCACTAGCAGGAACATCTGTTGCTGCTTGAGCAACTACTGCATCATTTATTTTTAGATTGATGTTATAATTACTCATCATATCACGCAGTGTAGTATCAGTTGATTTATTTGCAGGTTGATCAAGTATGTCACGATATTCTTGACCATCTACCATTGGAACTACTTTACAACGCCAAATATGTGACCACCAAGTTTGTGCATAACCTTCACTACCACGAGTTGCTTCTTGTACAACATAAAACTTTTTTAATGCAGCGGGCAGTGTTTCGTCTAACGGATAGTAATCACGAAGATGTGGCAACTCAAATACATCGCCTGGTATAATTTTACGACCCAACCGTTCAACAATTTCGTTTAGATGAAATGTAATATAAAGAGTATCTTGATTTACAAATAAACCAAATTGTTGTAAATTATAATCTATATCTTGAATTGTATAATGCCCACGTAGTGCATAAACATTTGGTTCATAGCTACGGTCACGGTTTTCCATGAAAAGCAAATCTTGTATGTTTTGCACACTTTGATTTGCATATTGTGGTTGTGTTAAATCAGTAGTAGCACCTTGGTCTTTTGGACCAAGATATTTGTGAACATTTATTCCAACACCACCGATTGTAAAAAGTTCGCGGATACGGTTATCCTGCCACTTATAATCGTTACTATGATTTTCTCTATATAAACTTAATCTTGGCATGGTTAATCCTACAAGATATTTATTGTAAAATTAACCGTGCGCTATTAAGGTTTTTTGAAAACAAAGTAAAAACGGTCGCCGCTGTCTTGTTTCCAAGTTTCAAGTTTTATATTGTTTTCTTCTGCAATACGAACTGCAGTTTCAAAATCCCAATGATATCCATCTATCCACTGATCATGTTGCGGCTTGTCTGGATTAAAAGAGTTACCACGGCAAAATACTTTTCCGCCAGACGATAGCAGTTCAAATACTTTTACAAATCTTTTAGCTACCCATTCGTAACTGTAAAAATTAATACTGCCAAATACAATTATTGCATCAAAACTTTCTGGTTTAGATATAAATTCTAATATATCAACCATGTAATCCGCTGCTGGATTATATTTGTCAATTCCTATAAGATTGGGTATGTGTTGTTTGAATTGATTAAATCCACATCCAACATCCAATACTGCTTTTGGATTCAACTCATTGATTTCTTTAACAATATTCCATCCTGTAAAGCGATAACTATCTGTTCTTGGTTTCCAAATTTCACCGCCCCAAAAACGTGACATATATTTTTCATCTATTTGGTTTGTAAAATCTTCAAGTGTTCCTTTATATTCTAAGTCAAGACTATGAAACGTATGATCAATATCGTGCATAAATTTTTCTAGACGCTTTGATGTCCATGGAAGTTCATTTATAATTGTATCTTTGTTTAAACTATCACGAACTTCTGCATATCTTTCTAATTTAAACGCTTCGTTTATATTTTTTAACAAATAATTATAAATTTTCTTGTTCATCTATTTTTTCCTGATTTTGATAAATAATTTTAAGATATTGAATTTTTTTACTAAATATTTATGATTTAGGAAACATGTATGGAATTTTTTAAAAATAAGAAAAAAAATAAAATAATTTTACTTTTTGGTCCGCAAGGAAGTGGAAATCATTTGTTTAGTAAAATTTTTGCACTACATCCAGATGTGCATGGTTGGGAAGAATTATTGGATAACAGTGATCCTGATAATTATTTTGTTCCACATTACAAAGAACCTAATAACAAATATTGGGATGATATTGATAGCATAACATTAGATATTATGGGTGGAAAAAATTATGCAGTCTTAAGTGCAAGTGTTCCATTTTGGAATAAAGATGAATTGCAAGTTCCACCTATTAATAAACTCATTGCTAAATTACAAAGTTTGAATATAGAAATTCAAGTAGTAATTATTGGTCGAGATAAGACAATATTAACAAATCAACAAACTAGAATGCGTGGCGGACCTAGTTGGGGCTGTATGACACAACTTATTCGTTGGTTAGATAGCACTCCATTCTATGTCAGCACAGAATTATTTTATCTTTATGGAAAAGCGTATGTGCGAGATATAGGAAAATGGTTAGATTTTCCTGTAGCCTACAATGATCCAAGATTAAACGACATAATGAGTGAAGATTCAAATGAAAAGTATATTCATCAAACATCTAATCCAAAGGTTGATGACATCGTTAAACGAACTGGATATCCAGTAGCAGTACAAAAAAAGGAAATATTTTAAGGATGAGTGAATATGAAGAATGGAATGACAGCCGTTGGGAATTTACTAAAAGCCGTAGCCGTTGGCATTTTGATACTACACGGGTTCCACAGCCTGGTATAGATAGCTATACTCATGTTTGCAGATTTGATGCAGATTTTGGTGATGCAATTCGTGAATGTTTGCCTCGCACTAAAGCAAGTAGTTGGGGAACTCGTAATAATTTTAACAAAGATATTGCCACCGAAGGATTATACAGTGCCACAGCAGAAGAACAAGATTTGATTCGTGCTGGTGCTGATCCTCATAGCGAAGTTTTTAATCGCACTGCAGCAGAAGATATTGAGATATTTCAAAAGATAAGCAATTGGCTTGGTATGGAAGGAAGCATGATTAAGTTTCATAATCAAACTACAGGTCAAATGCTTCACACTCATATTGATAATTTTGCCGCACGTCCAGAACGTGAAAACAGTTTTAAAGTAACAGAAATGGATAAGAATCCAGATATCATGCGTCGTTTTGCTGTTATGTTGGCAGATTGGGAACTTGGACAGATATTTCAAATTGGCAATGCTAATTTTACAGGATGGAAAGCAGGCGATTGTATCACATGGGAATGGCAAGATATGCCACATTCTACCGCTAATATGGGATGGTGGGATCGCCCAATGTTGCAAATTACAGGTTATGTTACTGACCGCACACGTGATGTAATTGGCGGTGCAGGTAAAAATTTAGTTGTTAATTTAAAGGATTAATATGTTTAAGAAACATTGTTTATTTCAACCATTAAAAAATTGTGTTGTTGGTCGCACTTATGCACCAGAATTTTATAGTTTTATAAAAGATATTGATGTTCGTCGGCGATATGAACAAATAGCCTACGAAACAGAAGAAGATTATCAAAATTTAGAAAAATTGCTAAATTCCTTTGGTGTAGAAACTATTCGCCCTACAGTAGAAAATTCAGCTAATTTTAAAACGAGAATCCAGTCACGTGCATGGTATGATCAATTTGTATTACCATCGCAATACAATGAATATCCCACAGTTGATTGTATAGTGCCGCCACCAATGCAGCCACGTGACTGGATTATGATGATGGATGAAAAATTTATCAATTGGTTTATTGAACCAGAACAATATAAACAATATGAAAACATTGTTCAATATGTCCAAGAACAAGGTAATACTGTTTATCATACCAACACACAAATAAACAGTGAAGGTTGGATGACCAAAATTGGAAAGCGCATGACATATGGAAATGGTGGGCCATTTCAAAGATATGGTTCGCATGATGAGTTTGTTCAATTTGTTTCTGAATTTGGCGAAGGACATGAAAATCTTATATATGATGAAATTGGCTGGCGTGATAGTTGGTATCGCCCATTGAAACAGGGTCTCATCGTTAGTGTAATGGGCAGTGAAAAATATGCTGCAGATTTTTCGAATTGGAAAGTTATTACAACAGATGGCAGTGATAGTTTAGTAAGCATGTATAAATTCTTAGAATTTAAACAAAAGCATAATCATAACTTATGGAACTATGGCGAAGAAGGCGACGCTGCTCGTGCTGCTCTTGCTTATGAATGGTTAGATAATGGTTGGCAAAAATACATGATTGACAATGTTTTTGATTGCAATATGCTAAGCATTGATGAAAGTAATGTGGTAGTGTTTAACTATAATAAAAGAATTTGCAATGAACTAGAAAAACATGGTATAAATGTACATGTTTCTCCGTACAGAAATCGTTATTTCTGGAGTGGTGGTATTCATTGTGTCACCTGCGATCTTAACAGAGATGGTGAATTAATAAATTATTTTGAGTGAGATATAAAATGGAAGATTATAAAAACGCAAAAAGTGCATGGGAATTTGGAAAAAACCGCAGCAGTTATCATTTCGACACAAAGATACGAGACATGCGATGGGATACTGTTCAAGGGTTGGGAAAATTTAGTGGCGATTGGTCCAAAGAACTTGATGAAGCGATTAAAAACTCAATTCCAGTAAACATTGAAAATCGTCGCAGAGCATGGGCAAAAGATCGTGGCGAAGAACACAATATGGTAAAACTCAATACTGCTGAAACAAATGATTTTTTAGCAGTTGGTGCAGACCCAGAAATGATTATTTTTAGAGTAAATCATGATTTGGCAGAGCCTTTTCAAAAAATGGTAGATATGATTGGTCTTGATCGTCATGAAAGTAGATTGCATATTCAATTTCCTGGCGAAGCCTTCCTTGGGCATGTTGACAGGTTTGATTTAAATTATCCAGGCGTAGATCAAGATGATTTAATGCGAATTGGAATCATGTTAAAAGATTACGAACAAGGACAATTTTTCCAATTTGGAAATCATCTTTACCAATTTTGGAGAGCAGGCGATATTCACACATTTGATTATCGTCATGTTCCACATTATACTGCCAATAGTGGGCTGTCTCCTCGTGTGACATTGTTCACGACTGGAATTATTACAGATAAAACTCGTGCCTTTTTAAAACAAACAAGGCACGTGTCCGAAATTAAAATTTAATTAAAGAAGGAAAATAAAATGGATATTCAACACATGTTTCCAATTTTTAGTCAAGAAACTGGTTTCTTGATGATTGGATTATATGCTCTTTTTGTTTTTTTCTTAACCAGCATTTATGCTAAGGGTTTTGATAAGAGCAAAGAAAGTTTTCTTGTAGCAAATCGTGAAATTGGTTTGTGGCAAGGCAGCACAAGTGTAGGCGCAGGATGGATTCACGCACCTGGTTTATTTGTTGCAGCACAGCAAGGTTATAATAATGGTTGGCCAGGTGTATTCTGGTTTAGCTTTGGTAACTTTTTTGCGTTAATTGTATTTGCTTACTTTATCAATAATTTCCGCAATGAAAACGGAAAAATTTTCACGTTAAGTGATTATTTTAGAAGTAAGTGGGGCAAACTTGTTGGTATGTTGATCGTTGTTCAAATGCTACTAAGCACATTACAAAGTTTGACTATTGATTTGTTTGCTGGATCACAAAGTGTTTCGCTGCTAACTGGTGTAAATCCTATTGTTGTTAGCTTATTGTTGGTCGGTATTGCTCTCACATATAGTTTGCGTGGTGGATTAAAGGCAAGCATTATTACTGACATTGTAAAAATTGTTTCAATCTTTATTGGTGTTGCTGTAGTAGGTTACTTTGTTTATAGCACTACTGGTTTCCAACCAATTATCGACGGTATTGCAGGTAAAACTGGCAAGGGAACAAATTTATGGAGCGATAGCTTTACGCTTGGGTTGCTGTTTGGGTTTGGTATTCCAACTGTTATTGGTCACTTTGCAAGTCCATGGACAGGCAATGAAAACTATCAAAATGCATTTAGTATGAAGCCAAATGTAGCTTTTAAAGCAAACATTATTGGTCCATTCTATTGGCTAGTATTACAACTAATTGGTGCGCCACTTGGTATGATTGCCGCTGGTCTGCACTATGATGTAAGCGGTCCAAAAACAGGGTTCATCAATATCATTGTTATGACAACAGTTGTTGGTCCTTGGTTGGCATGTTTCTTCCTTGTAGCGGTTTTTGCTGGTCTCATCAGTATCATTGATACTATGTTGTTAAACAGTGCTAACTTATTTGGCAATGATGTTCATGACGCACTTAAAGGTAAAAATCCAATTCTTTGGAGCAGAATAGCAATGCTTGTATTTGCAGCAATTGGTATCACGCTTGCTAATATTCCTGGCCTTGATCTAAACTTGATTTTCTTGTTTGGTAAAACTTGGGGACTATGTTTCTTCATTCCAATTATGATTGGTATGCTCGCACCAAATACTCTTACAAAGTATGGGTTTCTTGGTGGTGCTGCAGTAGGAGCATTGATAGGATCACCAGTTTATGTTTATGGACTTATTGGTGGCGGCGGACCTGTAGTACAGGTGTGTGGCACACTTATTCAAGTTTTTGGTGCTGGTATTACTTGTTACATTGTTAGCAAACTTACTGCACCAAAGCAGATCGCTGTAGCATGAATAAGAAAATACTAATAATGGGCTTGCCAGGGTCGGGTAAAACGACACTGGCGAAAGCCTTGGCACCAAAATTAAAAGCAATTCATTGGAACGCTGACGCTGTTCGTGCAAACATTAACAGTCATCTTGGGTTTAGTGAAGCGGATCGCATAGAACAAGCCAGACGAATGGGTTGGCTATGCGACCAAGTTACAGCAGCAGGTTCATGGGTGATAGCCGATTTTGTTTGTCCCACACCAGCCACTCGTGCAGCCTTTGGACCTGCTACTGTTATTTGGGTTGATACTATTAAAGAAGGGCGGTTTGAGGATACGAATAAGTTGTTTGTAAATCCAGAACCAGGCAGTTATTATTTTCGTGTAGATACACAAGATGCTAACTTTTGGTCAAAGTATATCATGGAAGAACTTGATTTTGACACGAACCCAACTTGGATTAAAGCAATGTTTAAAGGATTGAAACACTCATGACAAGATGGAATAATCAAGCACCTACGGTGCAAATGTTAGGGCGTTGGCAACCATGGCATGATGGGCATCTTGCACTATTCAAACGAGCACATGCCAAGACAGGTCAAGTTATGATTATGGTGCGTGATGTTGGTGGCAGTGAAAATAATCCATTTGATTATTCATTTGTCAAAGACCGCATCATCAAAGAATTGGAAGCACAGGGTTATAAATTTAATCGTGATTTTCTTGTAAATCTTGTTCCAAATATTGTCAATATTACATATGGGCGTGATGTTGGATATAAGATTGAACAAGAAGTATTTGATGAAGAAACACACGCTATAAGTGCAACCAAGATTCGTAAAGAAATGGGTTTATGAAATATATCTTTGTTGCAGGTGCGCCAGGTTCTAAGTGGAGTAGTGTAGTAAAAAACATATATTACTCCCCTTCAATAGATACGAGTGATTATAGCGATGCTAGAATTTATTATCATGATGCAAGCGGTGCAAATCAATTAATGCACCTTGGCGCATACTTTGATCCACACATGGAGTTTGGTGATAAACTTCACCTTATGCCTTACATAAGCAAGCAAGAGTTAGAAGCAGAATTTGATCGTCCGTTTAGTGGGGAAGGTGTTCGCATCATTAAGAGTCATGTATTTTGCCATCATCTTGATTTTATTCGTAAGACTTGGCCAGATTGCCCAATTGTTCTCGTTCATAGAGATAATGATGCGTGTTTGGGCTGGTGGGTCCGTTGCGGACACTTTGGCATAACTTATCCTAGTTATGGTGGATATTATAAGAATTTGCGTGAAATGAGTTTTCACATTGATAAACAAAATGCAGATTTGAGAAAATTTGTAAAAGACAATCCATCAGCAATGATGTCAGATAATATTGAATTATGTGAAAAACTAGGTATTGATTTACCAGTTGAATTGGATATTCAAAATTATAATTTAAACAACATTAATGTTTATTTGAACCAAAACGCATCATAAAGATATTAACATCTTCGCTATTGTTGAAAAATAATGACCAATATGGATCGCCGCTATTGAATCTAAATGACAATGAATAGTCATAACTAAAACATTCATCACACCATTTTTTCAATGGTGCTTGTATTGTTTCTTTTAAAAAATCAGTACCTAATGGGGGGAAATGTGGCAACCCGATATTGGGATAAACTCTAACCAAAAATTTATCAGGTGCAAGAGAAGTAACAGAACTTATTTCTATATCATCTATTGTAGGCGTCATTTATGAACTTTGCGTATCTCATCGATACGCTGAGTCATATACTCTATTACAGTAAGTCTTTTGTCATCAGGCATATCGTATGTCTTAGTTTTTAATTCGTTATTGATTATATATGTAAAAGCAAACTCAATCATTTTTGCAATGGAGTAATTTAACATAATAATATTTATTACGATTTTATGACTGTAGAAAAAATATTGGAGCGGACTAGGGGAATCGAACCCCTCGCTGCAGCTTGGAAGGCTGCGGTATTACCACTATACGAAATCCGCTTACTTAATATAATCATGTATATTTACATCTGCAAATAGCCACTTGCAAAGAAGTGCAAACCAAAATAATTTGGCTACGAAATCAAACATTCGTTCAAACAGTTTAAACTTCTTATACATGTTCTCTTTACTTTCTCTATGTTGGCGGAAAGGGTGAGATTCGAACTCACGGAACATTGCTGTTCGGCAGTTTTCAAGACTGCAGGCATAAACCACTCGCCCACCTTTCCAATAATGGTGCCCGCACGACGATTTGAACGCCGGACCTAACGATTACTAATCGTTTGCTCTACCAACTGAGCTATGCGGGCATTTGGTGCGCATGGAGGGACTCGAACCCCCACCCCGAAGGACTAGTTCCTAAGACTAGCGTGGCTACCATTACACCACATGCGCATCATTTAATTATATTACAATAAATAGTTATGCATGTCAAGAGAAAAGTATATAAATTATCTTCTTTATTCGTTTATTTTAGCCCATACATTCTTGGGATGCACAATCATAGCACAAACATTAGCAAAGTTTTAACATGGACCTGAAACAAATTCAAGGATTATTAGACATGGTTATGAAAGATAAGAATGGTAAGGTATTAAGTCGTAGTGAAGGTGAAGCAGTTCTAAAAGGTCTTGCTTCTATTACAATTACAATCTTTGCTGCACTCCTTGCGATCACATCTTGGCTCGGTGGTCAGGTTAGTGGCAAAATCATGGCTGATAATATTGAACTTGGCGATACTTGGGGTTTTTATCAAGCCAAGAGTATCAAGCAAAACATGTACCAACTTAACCTTGATGATTTAAAAGTTCAAATTGCTGATCCAGCAACCGACAAAAGTTTAATACCAGCCTTAAAAGCACGTGCTGAAAATTATCAAAAATATATTGATGTATTAGAAAGCGATCCAAAAGGTGAAGGTAAAAAAGAAATTATGGCAAAAGGTCGTGCGCTTGAAGCAGACCGTGATAGTGCCAAGAAGCGTAGCCCATTCTTTGGTATGGCTGGCACAATCATTCAGATTGCTATTATCTTTTCAACCACTGCTATTCTTGCCGTCAGCATGGCTCTATGGTATAGCAGCATTGCGGTTGGTATCATTGGCTTGATTGTATTGGCAGATGGAATTTGGTATTTCTTTCCACTACCGTTCTAATTGCGTCAATATCCATTCTGCAAGCCCTTGGTGAGCACGTCTGTCAGGATGTCCCCAATCAGGAAAATTAGTATGATGATAGCAGTAATGTATCCAATTTGTTGATGCTTCTGCTTCCACTATAAACCTATCACGATTAAAATCTGCTTCGTATTTTTCAGCAAATTCTGATAGATGTGCTATAAGATGTGGATGCTTTATCGGTTTATCAAATATTAATTCATTTGCCCAATCATTCAGTACTATCTTTGCAAAGGCAAATTTCTGTATGATTGGATTAACTACTGCCATTCCGCCTATTACGATAAATGGAATGTTATATTGTTCATACAGTGTAGAAAATTTTAGATATGTTTCTTGCCATAAATCATCATGAATTGCATCATATCCATTATAATCTTGTAATTTTTTACTATCTATTGTTGCGTTGTTGTTAATAATATCTCTAACAGGTTCAGTCTGAAACCATATGATATAATCATAATCATGCTTTGTTTTTAAATGGTTAGCACATATAGTATATGCGTTGAGATTACTATCACCACCTACACATAAATTTGTAAAAGTATGCTCATTTAAATATACACCAACATGCGTATTGGGTATTGGCACTGTTTTACACCAATAATTTGGTTTATCACCAAATAAATGCCAATCATTATCTGGCGCAGCAACTGCATAAATGAAATCTTTTGACCATTCGCCGCAGCCCCAACTGTCGCCTATTATAAGAAAATTCATGGGGTATTTATAGTGAAAAATGGCTTCGGAGGTAGGGATCGAACCTACGACACACGGATTAACAGTCCGCTGATCTACCGCTGATCTACTCCGAAATAACCTTGTATTATCATTATACTTATATTTTGTTTTTTGTCAAATATTATTTTTAACCATATTGAGATAATCCTAAAGATTTTCTACCACGGCCAGTGTTTTTTGCACCAAATGTTGGAGATTGTGAATCGCAATTTGGACATACTAATCTAAAATTATCTGGTTTATTATTTGAAGCATTGCCATCAATATGATCAACCCATAATCTAATAGGTTTATCTTGCCAAGATTCTATACCACAGCAACTACATTTATTCCCATCTTGTTCACACAAGAATTGGTATATAAAACTTCTCTTTACTGGTTTTCCTTCTAACCATTCTTGTTTTCTTTTTTGATAAAATAATTTTGATGTATGTGTTGCTTGACAAGCATTATTACAATACTTGTGTTTGCTACTATATCCACTAAATGGTATATCCGCATCACAAGACACGCATTTAAATATTGTATCTTTTTTTCCCTTGTAATTCATAACTACATCCTCTTATAGGGTATTTATACTGGTTGTAGATTTTCGTATTATTTTGGAGCCTACGGAGGGATTCGAACCCCCGACCCACGGTTTCGAAGACCGCTATTCTATTCCACTGAACTACGTAGGCAAAAATTTTAACATGTTTTCTTATAAGTTAAATATTGTTATGACAAATAAAGATTTAGAATTTCACCAAGTATTTGAAAAATACGATGGTTTTAAAAATGATAATCACGAAAAAATGCTTAAATTGCCAAAAACATCAGAGCATGTGCCAACAGGAATGTGCGAAATTGAAATGCCTAATCCTGCGGATGATTCAATAATTGTAATTCATTTACCTACAACCGGCGGGCATTTTTTATGCAAACTACTTAGTTGCAATCCATCGTTAAGTGGTGATAATTTTGTAAATGAAATCTATAATATTTACGGAACTGATCGTGCTTATTGGGGTTCATATAGCTATATACATCATCCTACTATTTGTAGTTTGCATACAAGAGATGTTGATTTTGAAACAATTTTAAATTATAAAAAAGTAATTTTGGTTGAATATACAGGTTCAGATGAAGAAAGAATTTTGGTGCAAAATAGATTAAAACATCTACAGGGTAACTCTATGACGAATAGAGCATTTGCTGCACTCCAAATAAAACATAATAAAATTCTTAGAGAATTTTTAGCTGAAAACCATAAAACATATCACAGTTTTCCTTTTTCTGCATATCTTGATAGTAAAAATTTTGCAAACGAAATCAATAACATTTTTGATTATCTTGGTTTCTCACATATGGAAGAAAAAACGCTTATAGATTTGCACAAATTTTGGCGAAAAACAAATGCAAAACACCATAAGTTTGTGCAAAAAATTATCAATGATATAGTATAGTTGGAGGACTCTGTGGGGTTCGAACCCACGACAAACTGGTTAAAAGCCAGCTACTCTGCCTACTGAGTTAAGAGTCCATAAATTCAAAGTCAGTGTGCAGCCCCCATCTATCGCCCACACCGTGACACATCCCATGGCCATTGCCGATTGCTTACTGTGCCTTACCATCTTAAATATTGGTCTCCGTGTCTGGCGCTGCCCCAGATTCCCCGCAGTCCAAGTGCGGTATTAATCTTACCCTAACTCCACAGAGGTATTTTGGAAGCGGCGGGGTGAATTGCACACCCTATCTCCAACTTATGAGGATGGTGAGATTTCTGGTTCTCTACAGCCGCAATAATGTTTTAATATACATTACATATTAGTTTTTGTCAAGTAGAATTTTTAATATATTTTGAAATCAAATAATCATACGTATTTTTGGTCATATTATATTTTTCTCTTATTTGTTTTGGTTTAAGTCCGTTTTCTATATCAAGTTTTATTGATAAAAAATCATACTTTGTGTCTAACGTTCTCATTTTTTCAGATAGTTTTTTTCTATTTTTTTCATTTGCAAAATAACTTTTTAATGCGTCAGATTTTGATCTTTTAATTTTTTCTTGTTTTGGTTTAGATAATAATTCTTTTATTTCTTCTAAACTTCTACCATTTCGTAAATATGCTTTTACAGATAGTTTATTTCTGGTTTCATCTGTAATAGTTCTTTTTTTATTTGCTTCGGATATTTTTTTTCTTGTTTCTTCTGTAATTGGTTTTTGCAAAGCCCTTACTTTTCTAATTTTTAATCTTGTGTTTTCACTATGTTTTTTACCCTTAAAGTGAGGACCGCCTTCGCCACCAATACCAACATTATAGGTATCTTTTCTATTAACAAATTCTTCTGTTATGAGTTCTTTCTCTTTTAAGTTCATTTCAACTTCATTATCAAAAATAAAAAGAACTTCTTTTGTAAAATTTTCTTTGCCGTATTTTTTAATTGCCAATTCTAACTTTTTACCAGACCCATAATAATTGTCATAGGGGTTTGTAGTTTGATGTTTGCCAATATAAAATTTGTTGTTTATGTTATTTGTAGTTTTGTAGATAGTGTAATACATATACGTATTTATCACCAGAGTGCAATTTGTTAAATTATCTCTACCCCGCAATAAATTTTGGTGGGACGGGTAGGATTCGAACCTACTCCGTTTCTTATGTGTGAGGTTTACAGCCCCATGCCCATCCGCCGTCTGAGCAGCCGTCCCAATATTGTTATAATAGCATATTATATTCTTTTGTCAAGCATTATTTTGGTACCTCGTGGCGGAATTGAACCACCATAATCGGTTCCACAAACCGATGTTCTACCATTGAACTAACGAGGCTCATATTATTAATATAACATGATTTTGCAGATTGTCAAGGGAAAAAATTGGAGCGGCTAGCCAGAATCGAACTGGCGAATCTTCGTTGGCAACGAAGCAGGTTACCTCTACATCATAGCCGCATATTATTATATATCTTAAAATTGGCGCACCCTAAAAGATTCGAACTTCTAACCTTCGCTTTCGTAGAGCGACGCTCTGTCCAGTTGAGCTAAGGATGCATTGTAATGGCAGACCGTGAGGGATTTGAACCCCCGACAAAAGGATTAAGAGTCCCCTACTCTACCAACTGAGTTAACGGTCCATGTATTGGTGCTGCTGACTATACTCGAAACAGTTTTGTCCACCTTATGAGAGTGGTGCGATATCCGCTACCGCCCCAGCAGCATTATTGGTTGGCATGGTTGGAATTGAACCAACGACTCCAGTCTTATCAGGACTGTACTCTACCTCTGAGTTACACGCCAGTAAAATTGGTGCTCCCTATGGGATTCGAACCCATGATCTGCGCCGTGAAAGGGCGTTATCCTTGACCGCTAGACGAAGGGAGCATAATTGGAGCAAGGGCTTGGGAATCGAACCCAACTTATTTTTTAGTTAGAGCAAACCATACTCAATACCCCAGCATGATTAGTTTGGCGACTCCAAGGGGGATCGAACCCCTATCCCCTGATAGACAGTCAAGGATAATAGCCATTATAAGATGGAGCCTTTTGTTTTTATTTCAATAAAGTAGCTTCGTTTATCATAGTATAGACCATCAGGTTTGTCTTTTACTTCTTTGAAGAACCACCAGTGTTGTAAATTAGGGAAACCGCCCCATTCCTCTTTTGAATATATGGTGTATGTCTTTGTTAAAGTATGCAGACCGCCCATTACATAAACTGTAATATCAATGCGCCCATCTGTTGTTTCTAGATACAGTCCCGTAGCATCTTGGTTACTCCTATTATAAAAAATGGTGCAAGGTCTAAGGATCGAACTCAGTTCTTTGGTGCTTCAAACCAACGCAATTACCAAACTTGCTCACCTTGCATTAAAGTTGGAGGGGAAGATGGGACTCGAACCCACATAAACAGGTTTTGCAGACCTTGTAGTAACCATTCCTACGCACTTCCCCAATTATAGTGTATCTACGAACTCACGTAGTAGAGCATGATGATGACCACCATGATAAAACTGTGGCATATACTGCCATGTATCATACCAGTAGGCTTGGCTCTCAGGATGACAGCCGATGATACCTACATTGCCTTGGCGAATAGCCATAGCATCGCCGTTAGCATAGGTAGCAACAGTCTCAAACTTACGCTTATTGCCAACCAATGCACAGCCATCATAGAAATACATGGCTTCCTTATCACCGTTCCACTCTACTTCTACCACAGTGCCGTATGGACGAGCCGTGCAAGCCCGTGGGCGGCGAATATACTGAACAGCATCCACACCATCAAGAAGGTTGAAGTAGTGGCTACCAGCCCAGTAAGCGCCCATGCAGATGCCAAGATACTTGCCACCGTGCGCTACGAAGTCTTGGATCATCTCTACCTTGTTGCCAAGCAGATGGTCAAACGTGCCGCTATCACCGATACCGCCAGGAAAGGCTACGATGTCAGCCTCGCCCAAGATAGCGCCAAAGTCATCATCTACCCGAAAGGTCTCAACATCGTAGGCACCACTTAGGGCGGCAATAATGCCGTTTGTGGAGTCACGGGAGCATTGTGGGTGATGGGAAAATAGGGCAATCTTGCGCATATAATTCTCCTGAACTGCGGTATATTACTAATATAACACAGTTAAAATTGTTGTCAAGTGTTATTTTTTTGACAGGTTTGCCAATATTTTGACAGGAAATCTTAATTTTTTGACACTTTTTGATACTGTTCATACCAGAATTTGGATGAAATTCGCAGTTTTTGGTTGCTTTCACGCACATATTCTAGCAGTGCTTTGGCAAGTATTTGCTGTTCATTGCGCCAATCATAGTTAGGCTCACTTGCCATTTTTTCAGTAAGGTCAATTACCATGTCAATATAAGGACAGGTATCGCTTGGAATGACAGGTTTGTTAAGCGGTTTTGATGCTCTAGCCATATTACTAATATATCATATTTTTTAAGGTTGTCAAGAGAAAAATGGCATCCCGTGTAGGAGTTGAACCCACGCCTAGACTTTTGGAGAGTCCCGTGCTACCGTAACACTTACGAGATTTAAAAAGTTGTTACGCTTATACAAGATACACAAACCATGGGAATCGAACCCAACCTCAGATTGCCGTCCACCACAATCGTAGCGACCTGACGCACCTTCTCACCAGACTATCTGTTTATAGTTTCGGTTAATTACTCCGCACTATTAGTCTCTTGTATAAGCGAAACAACTTTCATTGTTTCAATGCCTTGCTGAAACCACCTGCGTCCATTTGGAGCCAGTACTAGTCAAGGGTTGCTCTTATGCGTGGGGAGCAACATCCCGAAAACTTGTTTAATCTTGAACAGTAACCTGAGTCACTGTGGTCTTTTTATCTTTTAAGTTAGCCTTAATATTCTTCTTCAAGGCTTTCTCAAATAATTCTTTTTCTTTCTTGGTATCATGCGATAGAATTGCATCATACATCTTTCTTAACAACTTTGGCCATTTCATGTACCCTACTCCTTAATAAAAAACCCCCGAAACTTTCGTTTCAGGGGCTAAGTGCATACTCTAATGTGCGATCACATTAGGCACACGCCCCTCCATTCCAGAAACCTTCTGGCATGCGGCAAATGTTATAATCATAATGTTTAGGCGTGTTAATCATAGTTGCTCTCAATTTGTATTCTATTTATATATCATAATAATATATTTGTCAAGAACTTTTTTTATGCAATATTTAGAGTAGTTTTAGCAGCACTAACTGCATCTGCAATGTTTGTTGCACTGCCATCTAAACTGTTAAGCAAATTGTTTAGAACCGTAATTTCAGCACTGATTGCTGCTAGTTCATTTTGTTTAACTGCAAGTTCTAAAGTGATAGCAGAAATAGATGCCTTTAGGCTATCACTAATAGTTTGAATGTTTGCAATTTCGTCAGTAGTCATTTGGGTAACTCCTAGTGGTTGATATTAAATCTATTTAGGAAATACGAACTGTCATATAATTTCAAACAAGTTAGGATCAAGACGACTTTGTGGTGGATCAATGCGATTTTCAGCAATTTCAATATATTGCGGATTAAGTTCAATAAGCGTAGCATTGCGCCCTAGCTTATCTGCCATATAACCTGTTGTGCCACTACCACCAAATGGGTCTAGAACCATGCCATCTTTCGGACAACCTGCCAAAATGCAAGGTTCAATCAATTCAGTAGGAAAAGTGGCAAAGTGTGCTTCTTTATATGGCTTGGTATTGACAGTCCATACACTGCGTTTCTGACGAGTGCCATCATCCGTGAATGTATTGCCAATATCACCACGTCCTGTGCCTTCTTGTTCTGTTGCACCAAATTTTCTTGGCGCACCGCCCGATTTTACAGTTGGTTCTTTAATTGCCACATGATCAAAGTAATAGTTCTTGCTCTTGCTTAGCAGAAAGATATATTCATGTGCCTTCGTGCAACGATCCTTTACGCTTTCTGGCATAGGATTAGGTTTGTGCCAAATAATATCCTGACGCAGGTACCAACCATCGGCACGAAGTGCAAATGCTAACATCCATGGAATGCCAATAAGGTCTTTGCTCTTTAATCCCTCTAATTTATTATTACGACTTGGGCTATGTGACGGTAAATCTTGATTAGTTTTAGCAACACTTTGCTTGACAAATGCGGTGCCACTGCGATAGTTGTAATATGAATCACCGATATTGACCCATAGCGTTCCATCATCTCGCAATGTTCTGCGAACTTCACGAAACACTTCAACAAGTTGTGCGATATATTCTTCTGGTGTTTCTTCTAGCCCAATTTGATTATCGCTACTTGTTGCACCACACTTGCCACAAGTGCCTTTGAACTTGAAAATATTGCCACTTTGATCACGGTCAGCACGTTCGCCACCATGCGCAGCAATCTTTTCAATATGGTCACAGGTAGGATCGCCACCTGTCCAAGTAGCGGTTCCATAATCACGCAAACCATAATAAGGTGGCGAAGTTACACACATATTGATACTGCCCTTTGGCAATGTCTGCAACACATCACGGCAATCGCCATTAAGAATTTGAACGGTCATGTTTTTTCCCTAAAATAATCAAGTTTAATTAT